GTCACCATTCACCATGTCGAAGCCTATGTTAGCAACGTCCTCGCCGACAACCTGCTGGAATAGTTTAGACAGCACCTCTTGTGCTATGTCACTACCCATTGGCTGCTCACGCTTGATAGAAGAGAACATAGATGCGTAGCCCTGCTTCTGTGCTGTAGTCAGCGTAGGATTGTTAGCCATGAACAATGCCTCAACCTCATCAGGTGTGACAGTACGCTCATACCTATCCATAGCTGTGTCGATAGCCTCTTTAATCTTACGTGCATCCTTGCTGAACAAACGTGGTGGGCATTTGCTACCACGATGGTCATCATAGAATGACTTATCCATTAGGCTTCTAATGATTGATAATTCCATATAAGTTCTCCATATCTGTCGGGTTACGATATTTCAAATCATCGTTCAAACGTAGTACACGAACATCGTTTACGTGACCACGTAGTTCCTTTGCCATCTGCAAAGTCTTGGGTAGTGCATCGGGGTCTAATGCAATTACGGCTGTTGAGAACTGTGCGAGATACCCTTTATGCGACTCCTGTAGAGATGTACCAAGTATCGCAACCCCGACAAAGGATTTGCCACCAACCACGGCTGCACTCACACAGTCCTCAACAACAACTGCGACTTTACCACACCCAACGGTGTAAGGCAAGCCACTTTTTCCATATCGTTTCCATTTAGGTAATCGCTTACCAATGGCACGGCCTGTAGCATCAACGGTCACACCGTCATGCACTACAGGAAATACAATCCTGTCATCCTTCACATCATACATCACACCCAAGTCATCTGGGTCTAGCTTGTACTGGTAACAGAAGGCAAGCACAGTACGCTTGTTTCTGTGCGGTATGATATACGATGGCATATCAAATGTCTCATCGGCAAACTCTGCTACATTACCCATGCCAGACCGTATGTCATCCACTGTGAGATGCACACGGTTGCCGCCACTTACATTACAGGATGCCTTGTAACAATTCCACACAAGACTACCCATGTTGTTAGTAACAGTGAAGGTCTTGTACCCACCACAATTAGGACAGTTCATACGTTTAGTCTGTCCATTGGGTACATCTATATCACTTATAATGTTATATATATTATTCATTATATACTCACTTTCGTTGCGGCAGTTAAGTGCTTTTACCATGTGACTTACGTGCTGTCAAGGCACTATTTGCACTGGCGTATGTATTTTTCATGTACGGTTTTACTGACTGTGGATTACTATGTCCTGTAACCGACATGATTTGTCCCATAGGTACACCTGCCTCTACCATTTGTGTTGTGCCAGTACGCCGCAAGTCCATCAGGCGTAGTTCTTCAGACAGCCCAGCTTCACGCATGACAGCCCTTCCAGCTTTGGACAGACGTTCCATGCTGTACGGGTGGTACTCGCCCTGTACGGGCGTTGTGCGGGGAACAACGTACTGTTGAAAGCCAAAGTCTTGCTCTTGTTGTGTCAGCATGTCAAGCAAGTCATCTTCAATAGGCAAAGTCACCTCTGCCCTGCGCTTAGATTGCTCCAGATACAGCTTGTGTTCTTCCAAGTCTATGTTATCCCATGTCAGCAGACGCATGTCACCTAGACGCTGGCACCACTCGTATGCCATGTGTACAATCAGGCCAATGCTACGCCAGTGAAACTCAGCATAAGCAGTGTCAAGGAATTGACGCACATCATCCTCTGTCCACACAACCTTGCGTTGTGGTGGTGTCTTGCGCCTGACATTGGCAAAGGGATTGACTGTAGCATACTCCATGTCAATAGCATAACGAAACAGAATAGATGACACAGTACAGACGTGGTTGGCAAGGCTAATGCCTCGCTCAACCCAGCCTTCGTATGCATGTTTGGCTTGCTTACTTGTGAGTTCACAAAATTTCACAGAGCCAAAATCATCTAGCATGATGCCAAGAAAGTATTTATAGTCCTTCTTAGTTCTGCTTCGTAACATCTTGAAATCATTGGAATTGTAGTACTTATCCACAAGATGTTTTACTGTTTGCATTGCGCTTCTCCTTATACTCCTTGTATAATAAGTACACCTCGTACTTACCCAACTCATGTAACTCGTGATGAGTATTGTCATACCTTAGTGTAGCATCAAAGACATCCTTGTAGCCACAAGATGGGCAGGTATTGTCCTCGTCTTCAGACTTCCTGCCCATCCAATAACATTGGCTACATCCAAGTAATCCAATGTGATTGAAATTCATGCTGCAATCAACTCCTTGAACTGCTTGCTTTCAATCCACTGTGACACCTCATGTTCACGCTTCATCATAGATACAGCGTTGGTATCACCGCCAGTGTTACGCAACTTAAAGCCGTTACGCTCATCAGCATAGCTGGCATAGTTAGTGAAGGCAGAATACAATGCCCACGCATTCTCGCCACGCACACCAGCTTCTTGGTTGTACAGGGTAAGCATCTTGTCTGCTGTACGGTCAGACTTTAGCAGTGATTCAAGCATAGCTTTGACATTGCTCACAAGCACAGGGGTGTTCGCCCAGCGTTGCATCTGCTGATGGTAGTTAGTGAAGTCATCGTTTGACTTGCCCAACTGTGTGATGAATCGGTCAAGGCTGAAGCCGCTAGTGTTCTTACGGCGTACCTTGTCATGCTCACCACGAATCATACCGTTGGTGCAGAAGAAATCTATCGCACCAAACAGCACGGTGTTTGAACATGTACCGTCCACACCATGCAGTGCAATGATGCGTTGTGCAATCTCAGTCTCATGCTTTGGTGTCACGATAGTGTGCTTCATGTTAGGTAGGGTCATGTCCATCATAGCCCAGCCATTGCGGTGAGCATCACGCCACACAATAGACGCACCGTCTGTCTGCTCATCAGTCAGGTTGTCTGTCACAGTTGACATAACGTCACGGAAGAAATCACCATGTGATGCACAGGTGAAGTCCTTGCCCACGATAGCGATAGGTTCGCCAGTGTTATTGTCGATGACATACTTCTTGTCAGCTATGCGAGTAGGCTCAAAGGTTACATCAAAGTCGAGGTTCTCAGGGATGTATTCTAATGGCATATCTATTCTCCTTTCAGATTGAATTGAAATTCAAGTGTGTCCTTTGCATCGGACAGTTCTTGTAGGTCATACGCAGACACCATCTTGATGCCGCCCATGTCTGGGTACAGTGCGGTATCAAGTATGCTATCAAGCAGTCTATTTACTTCAACAACTGCCTTACGTTGCTCAAGAGATAACTTGTTTATCTTGACTGCACGTTCAGCTTTGTCTTTCTCACGCAGCTTCTCCCAATACGCCATGCGTTGCTTGGGTGTCATGTTGTGATATTCTTTCTTCGCCATATCATATCTCCTTTATAATAATACTGTTAGTAGTGGTAACACTACGAATATAAATATTACTGCATCCATTCTGGCTTACTCCTTCCCTTGTTATACCGTGCAAAGGAACTCTTGTCAACCTTATAGAACGCACGATACGCCATGATAGGCCAGTTCTCGTCCGTCTTGCAATGGTCATGCCCACTGAAACACTGTGGGTGTGGTGTAAGTTGACCCTCTGGTATGAGTTTAATACCACGAGAAATAGCCCAGCTATGTTTACCTGCACCATGCCACTTGCCATACCTTTCGTGATACTCACACAGCATAGAGCAATACAGGTCATAGGCATAGCCAAAGTTAGCCCGTGTTTTCATAGCCCACAGTGTGCATGGATGCTTCTGATGCACGGGCTTGTACAAGTCACACTCCCTCGCATAGTGGGGTGCATGATGCCACAGTGCAGTGCATAGCATCTGCGCTTCTTCCAACGGCATCTTGACAATATGTTGGTCACACAGTGACTTGGCAATAGCATCCGGGTGATGCTCAATTAGAAATCTGTTCATCGTCCTCCCTTTCTATGCAAAAGCATTGCTGTTGTGGATAGTCAAAACTGCGTATGGTAGATTCATAGTGACACTGCGACATCCACGTATGTCCAGACCACACCTCTAGTTCTACTGTGTGTGTATTGATTGTGCCTAAACAGGCAAGCACTACTGTTATACTATTCATCCTATTATCCTTTCTATGATACCAGCTATGGCATGATAACCTGCCCAGCCTAAAAATACAAAGATGCAAAAGAACAAGAACATTTCAATGCCATCATGCGTGAGGTAATAATATTTCACTTTGTGCCATAGCTTACTCATGCTCACCACCATTGCCTCTGCCAAGCCCACCGAAATAGTTAGGCTTGCGTCTTGCTGTTTCAAATACACCTGCCGTGATGAACACACCTGCTATCAGCAAGGCATGTGCTATGGCACTGATACCAAACACAGTGACAGAGCCGACAGACATTCCAAAGATAATACACCACATCCAAGCCAGCAACTGCATGACCATGTGCCGTGTATTTGTATCAGGTATGTAGGACAGTGGGTTGTGTTTACTGTCCATGATTAGATTGTATAGTTTAATCATCGCAAATCTCCTCTGTATCAAAGTCTGCACTACCAAAGTCAAAACATCCTGCTGCTGTTACTTCGGCATCTGTTTCATTCTCTGCCTCAACTAATATTGTTGATGTAATTGTAACTAAATAACTAGGCATCGTCATTCTCCTTTACCATTCTATAGGGTAGAACACTTCTACCATGCTATCACACTTAGGGCAAGTCAGTATCGTGACCATGCTAAACTCATCACCACGATGGTCATCAGGGTTGATGTCATGGTCATTGCCCCATATTAGTTCTGTGTCTTTACAGTGCCAGCAGTTCATGTGTCAC